ATAACGTTGCACATCAATATGTAGGAAAGGAGAATACTTTTTCATCTTCATACTTACAGATTCCCACACAGGATCTTTAAGTTTCTTATCAAAGTTTTTCCCGAACAGGAATATTCTATCATAAATCACTAGTGTTTCAAGACTAATGTTCCCGTTCAGGAAATTTTTAAGAACTGGTGGATGTCCTTTGGAACACTTAAAGACTTCATCTATTTTTTTATCTTCAAAGAAACTTTGCGTTTCTTGTTTAAAGACATAGGAAAGTGATTGATTTTTCTTTTTCCAGTCTTCATATCTTCTATCACCTTCTCGGATCATTTCACCAATCCAAAGTTTGCTTGGATCAGTACAGGTAATAAAATTTGATACAAAGAACTCTACAACTTCTTGATCTGTTTTTTGACGTGCTACTTTTTCAAACCAAAAACGATCTTTGCGTTTATAAAAAGATTGAACCGTTGCACGACTTTTACCACAATACTTAAAGTAGTCATAACTATCTTTTGTAAAGTGATTCTTTAAAGACAGATAACATTTATAGGCATCAACCGGCATCATTCAAAAAACTAATTTAGCGCGGGAAGTTTTTTTGAGAAAGTTAAGTTCCATTGCTTCATACTTAATTTTCTCTTTCAAAGGCTTAGAGATCAATTTAGGAACAGATTCTACATCAATGCTATTCTTCTCACAGAAGTGAATAATCGCATCAATATAGTTCATATCCCCATTAGTATGAACAAGAGTTTCAATCTCTTGAGCAAATTTTGATGGACAAAAGAACTTACTTTCTAATGCTTTTTCTAATTCATTTTCCATCTGACCCAGTATTGTGATGTACAAATTCTTTGATATAACGAACTAATAACTTAATATAATCCCCTTTGTTTCTTTTGTCAAATACTTTAACTTCACCCCCAGGAGTGACCATCAAAGTAATGAGTTTTTTAATTGGTTTTTCCGTGAGTTCATAATAAGCTGCTGCATAAAACATTTCTTGGACGAAATAGTTTTCAATCCATTCCTCTGGTTTAATTTTATCTGAAGTTTTAAAGTCAATTACCGCAAGTTCTCCTTCATATTCGGCAATACAATCAACTCGTCCTGCAAGCCCGTAGTACTGTGAATATAAAGTTCTTTCAATTGCGTGTATGTTATTTATCTTATCAAGTTCTGGTTTGAGGTGATAGAACATAAACTTTGTTAGGGGTTGATAATCATCCCAGTTCAGTTCTTTATTTTCAAGATAGTCCTGACAAACTTGGTGAAAATCAGTCCCTCGTGCTGTTGCTCTTTTAGTAATACGATTTGCTTCTTCAAGACCAACACGTTCTCTCCACTTTACAAAAATCTGTCGATTATAAAAAGACGTTACAGAAGTGATAGAAGGCACCCACTGACCATCAGGAAGATGGTACAGACGGATGCCATTTTGTTCTTTCTTTTCTAATTCAAGGTCACCTAAAAAATTATGATGAATAAAACTCATACACCTACTTCCATTTTTGCAAGAATATATTCTTTAACTAATCCAGAACGAACAATGTCTTCTACGCTAAACTCAATAATATCAATTGATGGCATTACACGAAGAACTTTCATAAAATCAACAATGCCATTCTTTTCATTCGTTCTGATTAAATCAGATTGAGTTGCATCACCACAGAACATAATTTTAGAATTTTCACCAACACGAGTGATAATAGAATCTAATTCGTGAAAATTAAGATTTTGGAATTCGTCAACAATAATAATAGAGTTATCAAGAGTAGTTCCACGAATAAACGATGTACTCCAGAAACTAATCGTTCCTTGAGTTTTAAGATTACCATAAAGCATTTCAAAACTGGAATCATCTGGCATTTCAAACATATACTTTACCATATTCTTATAAGGAATTTGATAAAGTGAAGACTTATCTTCGTGATCTCCAGGAAGGAAACCAATTTCTCTTGTTGCAACTAATGAACGAACAATGTAAATTTTTTCATATGGAGATTTTTCATCAAGAACATCTTTAAGTGCATTATAAAGTGCAATAAAAGTTTTACCAGTACCTGCACATCCATAAGCAACAATGTTTTTATCCAATCGGTAAGATCTGAAAAATTCTTCTTGATTGTCAGTAAGAGGTTCAATGTCCCTCATTAAATCCATACTGATGGGTTTTTTCCTTTTCATTTGCTTATTGCTCATTCCAAAAGGTACGGGAGATGCGGGTTGATTTCTTTTTCTTGGCATTTACTTTCTAGATTGGTTTTACTTTGGACCCAGGAGCTTTTGATGCTTTATGTAAAATATCATTCCATCCAGGATGAGATTTTTTAAGTCTGTCATATATTTCTCCAACTTCACCAGATGAAGGGCAGGTTGAAGGATCAGACCAATCTCTATCCCAATCAGAGTTGTCTTTCTTCCATTGTTCCCAATCGTGAACACTCATTGTCACTTCTTTTTGTTCACCAGTAACTTTATTATAAACAGGGTATGTTGCCATATGTTATCAATTACAACAAAAATATTTATTCAATAGTGATGGATGGGGCATCCACACACTCAGCACATCCTTCACGAGTCCAACCAAGTGCCTCAGATACTGCAGGAAACTGACAAGTAAAAATACAACGTACCAGTTCTGCAATCTCCATATGTTCTTTCTGTGTTCCGTGTGCTGAACGAAGATCAATATAATGAATCCAAGAACGCACAGAACCCGTCATATAGAGTCTTGTAGGGGTTGCTAAGGGCAGTACAAACCTTGCACACTCTTTTGCCACACCTTTCTCTAGAAGACGATTATAGAGGCGTAAAGATGCCTCAAAATGAACACGAATATCTTCAAGTAAAACCAATTTCAAATAATCAGGAATATCATCAATGCTGTTTTGACGATTTTTAGTATCTTGCCTGCGAAGTTCAGGAAGAGGAATTGTTTTACTCAGAAGATTTGTATCAGCATACCGTTGTGAAAATTCTTGATATGTAAAACTACGATGTCTAAGAATTTGTGCTGCAATGCCTCTTGTAGTATTAATTTCAACAGTCATAGTTGCCTGCTCAAAGATACTCCAGTGCTGATGCTGAATACAATACTTAAGCAAACCAGAAAACTTTTCATTCTGTTGATTGTCTGGATTACTTACCCGAGCACAATATGCCATATGCTTTTCTGCATCTGGAGTAACACTAATGAGTTTAACTTCAGGTTTCATAAATTCAAATTCATCAATCTGCATATCCATCATCGTCGTCATAAAATACTTCGTCGTAATCATTTATATGTGGAGCAATTTCTTCATATTGGTATGAAGATGTATCAGAATAAATCTCTGTCTTTAAACAATCAACCAGAGACTCAAGATTTCTTACAATTAGTTTAAGTTTTTCTTTGTCCATTTTGTAAGTCGCATTAAGCATATTATAGTTAAAAAAAAGAGGGGAGTCAAGTCCCCTCATACATTATGCAACTTGTGGTTGCTTTGCCATATTCAGTTGTGCAATTTTAAGAAATTTTTCTTTTTTTGCTTTAAGTTTAAGATAACGAACAAAATAAGTGTTCATTTTTGCCCCTCCTTTACAAACTTAACACCACGATAAGTTTCATTATATTGTTGGGACTGTTGTTGTGCCTGCTGTTGTTGGCGACGAACTTCGGTGTCATATGCGACACCACGATATACGACTTGTGACATTAGGGTTCTCCTTAGTTGTTTAAGTTAAAGAGCGTTCCTTCAGTCGGCTTTTGCGTTCGCTATTTGCGAATAGCGAATGAACGATCCGTTCCGAGTCGGCTTACTTCCGTTCCCGTTGGGAATGAACGATAAGTGTATCGTAACACCTATATAGAATTTATGCAAGCACTTTTGTAACTTTTGTTACCGTTCTATGTAACTCAATGTATGATTTGATGCATAGAGTTGTTGAATAATAATATCGCATCCAATTTTTGGATTGCAATCACCACAAGTATAAACATCCACTGCTGCCTTCCCTTCTTCAGGCCAAGTATGAATACTAATATGACTTTCTGCAAGTAAACACATTACAGTGACTCCTTGAGGTTCAAACTTCTTTGATATAGTTTGAACAATAGTAGCGCCACTTGCAATTGCTGCGTTTTCTAGTAAATCTATGAGACATTGTTCATCATTCAACAGAACAAACGAACAACCGTACAAGTTAAGTAAATAGTGCTTGCCCATTTTTCATAGGTTCTCCTGCCCTTCTTGAATTAATTTGCTGACATATGTTTCGGTTCCGTCCATAGTTTTAACTTCAAAAAGAGGAGACCTTTGATACTTTTTGATTTTCTTGTATTTTTTCAAAAGATTTTTCACTTCATCTTTATTGATAGTAACATCAATTTTTTCCCTACTAAATCCTTCTGTCATCTTCTTTTCTTTTTCTCTGGTTGTCTATACCCCCAAAGTTTGGGATTTACTCTTCCATATCCAAAGTCAATTTTTTTGAGTGTTCCAGGACCATATGTGTCATAATACATATCAAAAATACGAATCTTGGTTCCCCTTGTTAAATCAAGATATTGTTTTCCATCAATTACATACCAAACTAAGTAAGCATCACTTGGAAAAGAAGAATCTTTTGCTTTTTCAAGGGTTGTTTTTTCTAAAAGAATTTCGCAACCATATCTTGATGGCAAAATATTTTTTTCTTCCTTTTCAGATTCTGCCATACTTTTTTCTCCGCTTACTGCAACTGTCACGAACGTCCACCCCATTGAATTTCGGGATAGGCTTCTTTCACATTATCCATACTTATTTTATATTTATTTGTTAGTCTCTTATCTTTTGTAAGAATTAATACTTCTGCTTCTTTTGGGTGAAGTCCTTGAAGAAGATTAATAAACATCATTTCTCTACGAATTGTAGAAAGTGTATCATTACCACCCTTTACATAGTGATAGAGGTTTTGATATTCTCTGCGAAGAGATGTACGTCCTCTTCCATTCAAGTCTTGACCTGTTGCAGACTCTCCTCCAGCAGCTTCTTTTGCTAAATTTTCAGACAAAGTTCCAGCATATACTGACTGCTCATCAGCATTTGCATAAGGAACTTCGCCGTCAGGAAGAAGGGAAATTACAGTATCATCAAAATTCCAGATGAAAACAGTTTTTAAAGAATCGTGTTCGTATGTTTTAAGAACTTCAATTTTTTTTGCGTTGCTTCTTTGCTTTGAAGCCAGTTCTAAAACTTCAAATACAAATGGATTGGATGGAAGACTCTCAATTGGAGTTTCAGTCTTCGTCTTCGTCGTCTTCGTCGTACTCGTAGTCATTTTCAAATCTCACAGCTAAAATTTCGTCGGGTATTACATTACCATTAGAGTCAAACATCTCTGGGTGTGTAAAAACTGGTTGGGTTTGATAGAAATGTTCTTTTGCTAACCATCCTACCACACCTCCTACAAAAAAGAACATAATTGAAACTAATGTTCCTATAGTTAGAGTTACTGCTAACATTTTTCTTCTCCAGAGAGGTTTAT